CTTCTGGTAAAAAGTGTTAGTGTTCCCCCTCAGAAACACTTAATAATTAAGATTTATTAGCAAAGACGGTGACTTCACCACCTGTGCCTTTGTTAGCAGAAGTTTCCTGACCAACAAAATTAACTGTCATTGAAATGACATCTTCAACAGCAATTGCTGGAAACTCAAACTGCACCGCATCCATTTGGAAAGCAACATATGGAGCTGTTGCACCACCAACGATGAGGTTAGCGTTTGAAGTTTGTGCAGAAGCTGTACGAGAGTCATTTTGAATATTTCTAATAAACTGAGCTGACTCATTATCTCCAGAACGAAGATACATAGTTGCAGAACCTGTTACAGCACGTGTACCAGTAAACTGACCAATTGGCTCGTTAAGGTTTGCAAGTTCTTCTGGTGTTAAGTAAGTAATATTATTGTTATATTCAAAAGTCAGAGCTGTGACTGGGAACGTATACTTAACATCCGCACCACCGGCTGAAGGCTGATGATGGAATTCAATAGCACTTAAACGATTCTTAATGAATGAGTTAGTACCAATAGAACCAGCAACATTCATCTGATTAAATGGATGATAGTGCGCAGTAACTGAGTGCTCAGAAGCGTTTGAGTTAGCTGTCACAGAAGATCCATCATTTAGAATACCACCAAATACTGAAATAGCATTATCACGTGGAGTTCCTGTGAGTTCTTTCATTGTTGTACCAAAACCAGTCCAGGTTGTAGTAGCAATTTCTTCAATTCCTGCGTCCACAGATGCCTGATTAACAGTAGCATTTGAAACTTGAAAAATAACATTATCAAGTTTAAAATACATATGATTTTCAACAGCTGTAGCAAAGTTTGATCGTGTAGAATGTGAGCCTGTACCTGCAGCTACATTCACAGTGCGAAGTCTTCCACCTGTTTCCCATACAGATTGCTCAGTTGCGCCTGAAGCTACTTTTGTATTAGATACCATTGACTGCCACATAAACCAGTCAGCAACTGGTTTAACATTACCAGTTTGTGTAGAACCTGCATCAGTTGAGTCAGCAGCCGCACCAGTTTCAACACCAGTTGGGCGAAGGTAAACCTGAAGATTCCAATCAACTGGGTTAATTGCAGTATTAAAACGCTGCTGTGAGCGATCAGGGTTTGTTCCTGATTCGAGGCTTGTAATGTCCTGAGTAGCAGCGGTTGATGTAACAGCAAAACCAGCTAACACTTCAAGTTTCCAAGTGTTTTCTGGAGTCATAGCAGTAACAGCCGCACCGTTCACTAAATCAACAGTGGACATAAAGACCTCAGAGTTTCTTTGTAAATTAAGAGATGCCATCCCTTTCTCCTTATCCGTCTAATCTATAGACAATTGTTAGTTCAACCTCTGCTAATCCGTATGGAGTGGCTAACCCCTCATCAGAGGTAATACTATCTATTGTTATATCTAGTATACCTTTATCAGGATTATCACCAATAGAATAAATGATATGCTCAATATCTTGAGTGATATCATCCACGAGGCTTTGAGAATTATCTTCTCCAAATACGTATGCTCTTATGGTAGCGTCTAAAGTTGCTACCGTCAAACTTTTAGAATTAAAATCTCGAAATTCGGTACCAGCGCTTACGTATAACGCTGGAAAATCGTTTACTTCATCTAAAAACTTAATTCTACGATAAACATTAGAAAATAAGTTCTGAGTATAAGTATACGATGAATTAAAATCAGATACCGCACCATCAATCTCTTTTAATTGAGTAACGATAAAGTCAATTATCTCTGTTCTACGTGATTGAGGCATTGTTACCCACTCTGCTCTCTTTCATTATTAGGGTTAAGGTATCTATGAAACCTACCTACAAGTTGACGTACCGCTGGTCTTAAACCTGATTGTACTATCAACCTATCAACGTCTCTTTGAGTACCGTCATAAACATTATAAATAGGATCAAATGTATATTTAATAATATTATTTCTTTGATTGTACTGTAAAATTCTAAAAGAGTCAACAAGTCTACCAGTTCTATACGTAAGAACATCAGGACGAGCAGGGGGTGGTCCTCCAGGAACACCTGTGGGCATTTTTTCTCTAAACAACCGACGAGCTAACGCTTCTATCTGAGCTATTGAAACTTGTGATTGTAAATCTTCTCTCGGTTTAAGCTGTCTTTTTCGTGCCTTAGCTCTTGTGCCAGCAGTGATAACACCAGGACCGCCTTGCGACTTAGTATTAATATCTAATATAAAAGGACGACCAGCTGATTCGTCAAACTCTTTAATTATAAGTAGTAATTCAGCAAAAGCATTAACAAAACCATATTTTTTATTAAGACCCGTTTTATTCAGAATTTTAGCCCCTTCACCTTTTACATAGTACTCAAGAAGATTCTGAGCAAAATTATCTGCCGTAGCTTGTGCTACCTTAGTTGATATATCAACAAGCTTACTTTTAATAAACTTTTCAGCTTCTTTAGTGGGTCTTAAATTGACACTTCCCTTTCTAAACTCTAAAAATAAGAATTTTCGCCTATTCTGTTTATTTTGAATATTAAATGCTTTAGCTAACCCAGGAGCTGCTTGTATAGACGCTTTTCCATCTATAGTTGTTATTAGTAAATAATTTACCATTTTTTGGTTAAACTGTTGAATAGCTCTATTTCTATAATTTGTTTGTGATTTAGATTCAAACCATTTCCATAGATCATCAGTATTATTAAGAGTAATATTAACAAGTTTTGGACTACCGTCTTTATTAAAGACAGGTTTTCCGTCTTTTGTTGTAACTTGTTTTTCTCCTGATAAAGCAAAAAGTCTTTTTCCTTCTTCTGTATCTCTGCCTGGAGACAAACCTGTAAAAGATGATCCACCTGGTTTGTTTGGATCTGCCTGTTGTTTTATCTCAATAGTTCTAAATCCTTGACGAGTAACATCACTTGTTTCAAATTGAGATGCAAACTGTTTTCCTACAAGAAGTTCTAAATCTGCAATAGATATCTCAGTATCAGGGACAGAAGATGGGTTAGCATAGGCAGATGCGTTCTTAGGTTCACCATAAAAACCACGAATTGCTGGAGGAAATCTTTTAGGACCTTTCCCGCCTGCAAAAAAGTCAGATAGTTTTGCTTGATCAAGCATTTTAGCTCTATCAGATAAACTAGCTTTATATCTACCAGAAGAAACTTCTTTTATGGCTTTAGTTAAGTCCGCTTTTTTAGCTCCACTCTGAACAATACCATCAAATATTAAGTCAATATTTAAACGAGGGCCTTTAGCCATTAAGAGATAATCCTATATAAGTCTAAAATACGACGAATATGAGGAGGAAAATTACCAGCAAGAGGATAATTATCGCCTCGCTCACCTTCAAATGAGAAGCCTTTCTTTTCTTGATCTTGTTTATAGATAAGCTTAATCATATCAAGAGTAGCTAATTGAATGTCTTGTGGAATCTCATTAGACTCATAACCAGCACGATATTCAACTTTTACACCAGAAGGAAATGGAGAAAAACCTGGAGGCCCTGAAAGAGTTAGTGCTGGGTAACTGTTACGAATAGTCGGGTAAGTACCTCTTACTCCAACGGCACCTGTATCACGGGTTATCTCACCCATATCACGGGAAAAGTTATACTCATTAGTAGCATTATGAATATCATTAGCTTCAGTATCGTCATTAGACCCATCAAAATGTGTTAGAAATATAGTTTCACCGTCAGGTCTAAAACGTTTTGTCGGGGCTGTAAAATCCCCAGAATATCTTGCCTTATCTGATACTCTAATTTCATCTATATATCCTTTAAATGTAGTAGCAATCTCTACATTTGAAGTGAAAGTTAGATTTTCAACAGCAAAAGAGGTATCGGCAATAGTATTACCATTGTAATGTAGATAAAGTTTTTCTTCTGTAAGATCACGAGAAACTGCTACATGAGCCCAACGACGTTTTGCAAACTGTTGAGTCTCAATTAATGTGTTTGCACCTTGAACTGTAGTCGCAGATCCTGTAACATTAGCTTCAAAAGCTAAACCATACTGATTCGCAAGCCTAAATTGTAAATAATTTGAAGAGTCTGTATTAATTGAAAAAAGCACATTATCTTGTAAAGTCGCATCATCAACTCGAATAAACATCTCAATGGTAAAATCACCCTCTTCAAATTTTAATTTATCAGGAACTGTAGAGCCTATTAAGTAATCTGAAATCCCAGTCTCAAGAGAAGTTTTTCCAAACTTTTTTACTCTTGAGTTTAGGTGCGCATTATTTTTGAAGGTTAGTGTAAGTGATTCTTTATCTTGAGTTGTAACAGGACGTCCGATAGTAGTGGGGTCTGCCAATATTACATCTTCAGTCCCATTAAACTCTGATACTTGATAGACATTAGAAAGAGGTAAGCGAGAAACCATTACTGATGTTTTACCGCCGTCAAATACTTCTACATAGTCATTAGCTAACACCTCTTGACCAATATAATGCTCAACTACACCAGTAGCATAAGAGATTATATTAGATAAGCGTGCGTTTTGAGTATTTGACGAAATACTCAAGTAGTCTTTTACTTGTGCTAAGGTAATATAAGGATACTTACCTAAATTTTCTTCTAATCGATCTACCATAATTAAACCTACTCCTCATCTTCTTCAAGGTCTTCGTCTTCATCTTCATCATCTTCCCACTCTTCATCAACTTCTTCTTCAACAAAGATAGGCGCAGACTCATCAAGAGCTAACCAAGAGGCAACCATTGTTTGCATCTGTTCTTCACTGTAACCATTTACTCTGCACCATTCACGAGCAGCATCAATGCTTTTGATATCATTTGGTATACTAGACATTTGTGTCTCCTTAATATAAAAAGGGAGGCGATGACCGCCTCCCCCTGTTAAGTTCAAAGTTGTAAACCTAAGCTTAAGCTCCGGTTTCAACAGTAACAGCGTATGGATACTTAGTAGCGTCCAGTGCTGCACTTGAGTTAGTTGTAAGAGCTTTAAAGTCAATACGAGTTGACATGTACATTGCAGTAACCTGCTGACGTGGTTCGTATTCACTCTCAATCTCGATACCGCGACGTTCTGCGATCATAAAGCCAGGCTTATAAACGAGAGCACCAATATCATTGTTTTCTGTACCAACGTTGTCCATGAACTCAGAGATTGCAATTGGGATACCGTAAACGGCGCCAACAGAACCTGTGAGGTATGTTGCGTTAGGACCAAACTTGTCAACTGTCTGGAAATCAGAAGTTGTTACAAGGTTGTTATAACCTTCGATTGAGGTAATATATACCAGGTCATTACCAAGCTGTAGGCCATACTTGCCAAGCTTTGTACGAGCTGCAGCGATATCTGATGGGTCAGCTTTATCGTTTGCAGAACCTGTATCAACAGTCAGAGCTGCGCCAACATCACCAGTTAGGTTAGTAATACCTTCGATAACGGAAGCATAACCAGTACCAGCTGTAATAGCATTAGTAGGTTGTGCGGTAAATCCGCTAAGAGCACCAGTACCACGCAGAATTGCTTTATCGATAGCACGGGCTAAACGACGTGTAGCAGCTGCACGCAAGAAGTCGAGCAGAGGAAGAACTGTATCTTCTTCTTCGTCTTTTGCAAGGTGAGTAGTTGCCATGAACTTGTGTGGAGTAAAGTCCACTGAGCTAATGGTGTTCTGATTTGAGGTTGGGACACGTGTTGCGTCGGCAATGCCTGTAGCAAATGTACCTGATGCAAACTGTGCTACATCACCATCTGTGTCTTCGTCAGCTACTGGTACGCGGAATGTTTTTGCGTCAACAGCCATACGGTTGAACATTGGAGCAACAACAAGCTGCTGTTCCATTTCAGTATAAATATTGCTTGAGAAGTTGCTCAAGAACTGGTCAACAGATGTGACAGCTTTCATACGAGCACCGAATTTGGTGTCGAATACGTCACGCTTGTTTAGCAGTTTAGCAACAAGAACGGCGTTAGCCATTTCTTTATCAGAGAACTGCTCTTTACGAGACTGTTCTTGATAATGCATTTTTGAACGCTGAAGAGCATTAATCTCATCTTGATATTTGCTCATCTGTGCTTTCAGTTCTGCAACTTCTGCAGATTCTTTTGGGGTATAAGATGTATTTGAGTCACCTTTAACCAGCATTTGTTGGTCAGCAGCGTCTGCTTCCTTCACGATAGCTTCACCAGTTTCTTTAACTAGTTTAGCGACTTGAGGCTCGGACACTGTAGCTACAGGAGTAGCTTCTTTTTTGATTTCGGTACCTGCTTCTTTAGCAACAGTATCGAGATCGATTGTATCTACGACTTGGTCAGCCATGATGTCGTTCTCCTTTGTAGAATGATCGTGAAGCGCATTTAGACTTTCGCTAGAAACCGTGTCTTCACTTTTTTGAATTTGATTTGATTGTGAAAGATCATCTGCATTCACATTAAGAACATTATCACAATCATTGCCTTCTGCGTCAACCTCTAAAAATTTATAGAT